TATTCTCAGTTAAATCTTTAGACATTAATTCTACTTCTGTTGAAAGTTTGTTTTGGGTTTCAATGATACCAAAGTAAGCCCAGGTCCCGATAGCGACCATGCAGATCAAAGAGGCTACGGTTTTCATCGGCATTTGCACGGCTGCTTCTTCTGAGATTCTGAGAGGTTTACCCATTAATAATTATAACTCCCTGAAGTTGATTCATTATTTTCTAAAGCTTCAAATAATTTTTTGTGTTGGTCCATAATCTCTTCATCACTCTTCATCATGGTCTCTATATGAACTTGTAATTTATCTACGTGTCGTTCTAGTCGATCAACTTTATCTTCATGTACCGCTTGAATGGTAGAGAGTTCAAACGTACGGCTAAGACTCCAGCCTCCAAGGGCTATGAGCAAGCCAATCAGCATTGGTAAAATTTTATCAGCCATAAACCCCGCAGCAACTAAATTTGTCCATAAAAAAATAATGATACACAGAGAATCCTATAACAATTCCAATGCTCATTCCTATAAATAACGTTAGGTATTTTATCATGTTAAAAAATTATTTCAATTACTAGATAAAGGGTGATAAATATGAACATTCCAGCCATATGAATATCATATGGGTGATTATGCATTAATCCCCCAGTACTTCTCTGGATAAGTCTTTAATGTCCCACTGTTGTTCTCTAACTGCATCGGTTGTCTTCCTAAGTATTTCCTCTAAAGCTCTGAAGTAGGCATTTACTTCAGTTACCCGAGCATTAACATTAAACATCTCTCTTGTAAACTCTTCTTTATCTTGAGCGTATTTATCGAAGATGATTTGAATATCTTTGTTCAACATCATGACTTGTTGCTTATTTTCTTCGATCGTTTCAGTTAGATTAATAATATATTTGATAGACCCAAAGGTCGCAGCCAGGATGGATACCACGATCGGTACTATTACTACCAGTTTACTCTTACTCAGATCCATTTTTCTTTTGCTCCATTTGTTTTTGGTGTTCTATCTTCATCATCTCATCAAAGAGAGTATCACCACCTCGTTCTCTTTTATCCTCTTTTTTTAAGAATTTCATATCTCTACATCTTTTAGCTACTAATTCTAAAGCTGGTCCCATCTCTACATTTCTATATTTTCTACAGATTTTAAGCAGTTCAATCTGTTGCTCCAGTTCATAACGATCCGCTTGCTTGTCTCTGAATTCTTTATCGCAGGTATGACCAAACTTAAAACGAAGTCTAACTCCTAGATCCCAGCCTTCTTTTTCGTATTCATTACCGCTATCGGCAATGGAATAGTCATAATCATCAGTGCTGTATTGAAGGTAGGGTTCGATGTGGCCGGCTTCGCAGTCACGCCAGTTTTGGCCTAGGTATTCGTTCTTAGCTTGTGCTTGAGATGCAAAAGCTCCTATGAATAAAATAACAATAAGGGAAATTATAAAGTAACGCATCCATCTAATCGCCTTGTTTCTTTTTCTTCTTGCGATGCTTCTTGCCCTTAAGATCTTTAAAGTTCGATATCTCATTTTGTATTACCTCAATTTTCATTTTGATCACAACCATGTCTTGTGAAAGAGAGAATGATCTTTGTAGTGACCATCCTCCGAGCGCTAATACAATAGCGAGTAGTGCGGTGATTAGTTTGTCGTTCATACGACTATGTTTACCAATTGTAAGACTACAGCCCCCACCGTAGCCAAAAGAACCCAATAGATTTTATCTATCTTGCCACCCAATTTCTCAATATCTTGATGCATATGTGTTAAATCATTTTTCTTTAGATTATACATATCTCGTTTGAGCCCTGTAATGTGGCCTTCTAAACTTATAATAGATTCTCGTGTGGTCTTTGGTACCATTAAGCCAATCCCTTTTGTTTTAATCTCATTGCCTTTTCTGCAGGCGACAGCCATGCTGTTTCACTAGCTGTTAATCCTGAAGATCCTACAACATTTCCCTTGGCCTGTGAAGTAATAACGTCAGCAGAAACTTCAGAGGTATCTTCAGTTTTATTTGATTTCTGTAGCTTCTCCATCTCTTCCATCTTTTTGAGATTCCATTCTATTTGTTTTTCCATCTCTTTTTGCTGTCTTTCAATATCAGTATCTAATTGTTCAAATCCAAGATCAATTTTTTTCATTCGTTTCTCGTTTTCTTGAATAGATCTATAGAGATCGCTTGAAGTAAAGTTATGGTTTCTCATCGCTTCATTTAAATTGAGTGGAATTCTATCCCATTTCTTTTCAATATCTTTCATGAAATTAATATCAAACACTTCACTAGGAGTATAATTAGTTCCTAGTTCCTTGTTTAAATCTTTAATTAAACTTGCAAAGATTCTATCTTTAGACATGTCAATTTCTTTCATGTCGGTTGGCATGTAAAGACCAAGCATCAAGGCCTCTATCTCTTTTTTAGAGAAGGCTCCTCGACCTTTGAGTCCTTCTTCAATTTGTTTTTCTGTGTACTTCATCTTCCTTAGGTTTTGAATATCATTAAATGTTAGTGACCAATAACGATACCTATTCTGTTGAAGCTTATTATATCTCTCTGGCATAAACTCAGGTGGATATCCTTCTTTAATTAAAGCGATGTCTCCCCTTAAGTTCTCTTTATTTCTAATAGCGTCACTGTAATAAAGTCTTCGAGCACTATTTAAAGTTTTAAGATAAGCATTTTGTTTCCAGTCAAAATCTTTTAAAGGCTTAACATTAATGACTCGGACTCCCGCCACCGTTGCCATGACTTCATCTTCGGGATTCATTTTAACTCCATAGCTAGTGACTTGTCCTTGCATTGCACGAACAATTTTCTCTACACTTTTAATAGTGGTTGGTAAGAGTTTGTTATAAACATGAGCCATCACTTTTTCAAATGATTGATCGTCGATGGTCCAATTCGCTAAGACGCCTCCGGTTTTATTATAAGAAATCCATTGAGCAAATTCTCCTGTCCCTACTTTTTTAGGAAGAATTTCTTCTAGTGTTTCATACCAAATAGCTTTGTTAATAAAAGGTTCTAAAGTATTCATGATCGCTTTACCAAAAGACTCTGCATACAGTCCAATAGTATTTTGATCGGTGTGTTTACCTTTTGCTAAGTTATCCATGATGACTGCAAAAGGCATCTGAACATCGGAGTAAGGATGTTGTGCATCCAAATCAATGGCTTTAAAATTACCATCCTCATCTTTTGCTGTGATCGGAACAATATTATGAGCTGTCATAAATGATGGAGCAAAGGATTTTTTCCATGCGTCGAGTTCATCTTTTTTTATACCTGTCATATAAAGAGACATATCCAGTGCCACTGGACCTAATGTTCCTACTGTTGCAGTGAATCCAATTAAGCGTCTTGCTCCCATCTGTCGAATATAAGGATTAGAAGATTGAACTTCTGCCAGTCCTCTTCGTACCATATGAAAAGAGTTTCTCCACATCTCGGAAGTAAACCCTACGAAGTTTCCAACGAATGGAAAGGCTCTAATGTTTTGAACGACACGTGGTACCATCGAGTAGTTAGGATAAACATCTCTGACGATAAGTCCTGATACTTCCTTCTGGGCATCCTCTACAGTTTTTAAATTTCTGCCGTTTGTACCCGGTGTTGATGAACCTGCTTTATAAGGATTCCATTCATAGCCTTCAACTTCTCTAAAATATTTTTTAACATCATCTAAGTTTTTAAAGGCAGGTCTCAATTGAGACTTGGTAAATTGATAACCAAAAAGTTTCCAAACGTTATCCCCTAATTGATAGGCTTCCATCGATTTTTGAACGACTCGACCAATCAATCCTTTGTTGGTGAACAGATATTCAAAGATCTGATCACTGGTTCTACCTTCTGTACTTAGATATTTTTCTAATTTAGTAGACGTTGGCATCTCTATTCGTTTGCCTAAGCCTTCTGAAATTTCTCCCACTCCTCTTTTTAAAGCGCCTTGAACCGAACTTCCCCCCATCATTTCTGGAATCATTTTCTCTAGTTCCGTTACAATTGTAGAAGAGTCTAAGGCTCCTGCTTCTAAAGCTTCATCCAAAAGATCTCTTAAAGCTTTAGGATTCTTCGTCTTCCCAATTAATTCTTTGAATAACATTTCAAAGTTATCTGCAACCGACGCCCCGACGCCGACATGGCCATTAGCCAGGGCAAACATAGAGGCTGTAGTAATGTTTCTCATTTGAGTCATTAAAGATAAAACCGTTTTGTTCATTTGAACACCGGCTTTCATCATGAGCAGTGTCTTCATGAAAGGAAGTTTTAATAGAGCATCCATTAAAATATTATTATCACTAATAGCTTTCGCCATTTCTGGAAGCGCTACCATGGATGAACCATCTGGATTTTTAAAGATACTTTCTAGATCCATATTATAAGGCTTACGAATAATAACTTCAGAAACCGAACGAGGATTCATAATATTATTTTTAGCCGCCCACTGAGCGTATTCATCTTGATTTCTCCATAACCATTTACCCAGACCCATTCGAGCAAGATCTCGATAAGCATTAAAAGAATGTAAAGTGTGAGCTTGTTCAGCTAACGTATCGAGGATAATATTTTTAGGATTTTCTACCCGACCTAAGAGCGCAGCAATTTCATCAGGAACATTCTTTAAATCTTTAAAGATGTTTGCGGGAACTTTAACATCTCCCATGGCATTGGCAATTGTTTTGAGTCGTGTGTTCGGAGTTGAACCTTCATTTCTACCAATGGATAGGATCTCATCGACTTTCATTCGAGCTTTGACTAAAGCTTCTTTGTAAGCTGGTGAATTTTTTTTGAGTCTTCTCCAGTTTGGCGTTATTAAATTTAAAAAGTATTCCGTGGCATTTTCAATCGCTTGTTTGGAAGGTGTAAATTTAGAGTTTCTAAAAATCTGATAGCTCGTATGAAGATAGCTTTTCATATTTTTAAGTAATTCATTTTTTATCTCTGGGTCTTTTAAAATAGGTTGTAAAGCTTCTGTTTGATCATCCACCATTTTTCTTAAGACCCTTGCATTCGTTCTTAACACTTTAGGAAGAGAATCAATTTTAATTTCTCCTCTCATGAATCTAATAACATTATCCCATTGTCTTAAGGCTCGTTGAGCGGTTACAGTTTGCATAGCGATGTCCCCAAAGCCTACTTCAGCTAACTTATACATTTGTCTATCCATATCTTTCATGAAACCATCAGCCAGTTTTTTAATTCTTCTAACTTCTGTTTCTATTTTTCTTAAAGCATTTCCAGACTGTCTATCAAATTTAAAATTAGATTGCATACGTGAGTAACCTGCTTCAATTCCTCTACCTACACTTCTCCAAAAACTAGACTGTCCTCCAAACTGAGAAAATTTCCATTTATCATAATCAGGAATACCAATTTTAGTTTTAAGTTTCTTGCCGCCTGCTCCTATTTTCCTGAACAGTTGAGGAATCCCAATGTTATAATTCATTTTTTGGAGAGGATGACTCTTCGGCAGCATGATATAATCATTCGCCAAGGCTCTTTTAATAGGATTCTTAGACTTTGCATTTCCAAAAGTTTTCCAAGGATTATAAATTGAAATAGGATTTTTAGTTTCCCATGTTAAGAGTTTAATAGGTGCAGTAATCGCAGGATCCACCACTCCTCTCAAACCTAAGCCTGCTGTTTTTGCTGAGAGTTTAAGAGAAGGACCGACTAAAGTTAATCCTCCAAAAATAGCAGCCCCTTCTGCAGCAAATTTTAATTTGTTTCTTAAGATCGCAGCCGATCGTTCCTTGCCACTTAAACCTTCCAGACTTTCTCGTTTAGAATTAGCTAAAGCTTTTTGTAAAATAGAAAATTTTCCTGTAGCATCTTTGTCTCCAAAGATATCTCCAAGCGTAACGTTAGCTTGACTTGAAACCACTGCATCACCTAAGGCCGCAGGAAGAACCCAATAGCCTCCGTAGCTGGCAAGATCTAAAGGAGTCTTACCGAGTAAAGAAACCGAGGCTGCTTTCTTGGCAGTTGACGTTCCGAGTTTAGTCTTCGCTACTTTCTTAATTAGTTTTTTAGCAATCTGTCTAGCGACTCCAAAGCCTAATCCATATTGAACCAGGACTGAAGTCATCTTGGCAATGGATCCTCGTGAGTCTCCATAGACTTCCATTAAATCAATGGCGGGTAAAGCTTTTTCTACTATGGCAAGAGTATTGGTATCAAGACCTAGTTTATCAGCCCCTAAATCAGTAAGAGCAGCTACCAGTTCAGCGGTTCCTGCAACAGCATTATATAATCCAACGGCAGGACCATGCGTAGCTTGAATAATAGGGTGATTAATATATTTTCGGTATGCTTTTTTACCGGCTTCACTATCTCTGCGATAGATCATATCCCAACGTCCTTCACCAAAGAAGCCTAAATCAGACCATTTTTTAATATCTTTTTTATCTGCGTAAAGCTGAACGTTTTTTTTATCTTTTAAAAAATTATTGGCTTCAACTAATTCTTCTTCAGTGCTGGCTGTAGAAAGTTTATCAATATACATCTCCACAAGTTTAGGACTATTCTGAAAAACATACCGATAACGATCCACCTTTTTTTGAGCTTCAGAATTTAAACTCAGTAACTTCATTTCTGAGTCAATATTAATAGGAACAGGAAGTTTTTGTTTAACGATTTGTTCTTTTTCCCAAACTGGATCATTCCCAAACTTAAGCGGGGGGAGACCTGCATTAACCCGGTCCTTATTTAATTTAAGTTGATAAGATTTTCTGAGATCGGCTAGAAGTCCCATGGGCCCTCCTAGGCTTGATCAGTAGGAAGAACGAGTTCTACTCCATACTTTTGATTGAATAACATGACATCTTCTTGACTTTCAATTGCTGAAAAGTCAGCAAAGGCGTCAGCGTTATACGCTATAAGTCTTACGACATCATCAGTAATTTCTTGAGGAAGTCTTGCTCTTAACATTAGGTAAGGATCTTCTTTATTCATAGGGATTTGGTTCATCGATCCACTTTTTGGAAGTACTTCTGCATCCACTTCTGTAGCTTGAATAGTTTCGCCTGGCATTTTTATTGTTTCACTAGCCATTCCTTCCATGACATTCGGTCCTACGCCTAGGTTATAACCCACACGGCCTCCTGTTGCTTTTTTATTAGCATCCATTGATACACTCATTAAATAATCAACTAACTGTGCTAAAGCTTTATCAATTCGTTCTTTGTATTTAGCTTTATTTGGATTATCATCAGGCATCATCGGGTACATTGTATACATATCAGCAAAAGTTTTATCTAACATCAAAATTTCTAGAGCAGATGCTCTTGCTTCTGCTTGAGTTGTTATTTTTCCTTGCGTGGCTTGAATAATCATATTTTCATAGTCTTTATAGGTAGCATCATTTCTAAAATCTTTTCCTGGATTTTGTGATTCCCATTGATTTTTCATACGAATTGCATCACTTAAAATTTTAGCTCGTGTTTGTGTAGCGGTTTCAGCAATTCCTGCTTTAGCTACATCCATAGCCATGGTTCTTTCAAATGGTAGTTTATTTATCTCATGTTTTCGCTCGGCAACGACAGCTTCAGCGGGCGCTATAATTTTTTGTTGTCCCGTGACAGCACCACTTAAAGCTTCACCCAGTGTCCGTGCCTCAGAAAAGCCTTCACCGATACCTTTCCAAAAAGCTCCTTTACGTGTAGAATCTGGCACTTTAATTGTTTCACTATATGCTTTTATTTTTTCGTCAAAAGTAGGCTCTTGAAATCCTGTTCTATTGCCTATTGGATTTCCATGAATGTTTCCTCCTCCAATAGTTCCTCCCCCTGCATAATTATTTCTTGGGGTATCTAAACCAGAAGTAATCCCCGTGCCTTGAGAATCGATAACATCTCCTCCTCGTTTGAACATGGGTCTATTTAAAATTCGATTATACATTATCCTGTTCTTGCTCCCATAAGATTTTGCAGATTAGCAAACGCTCCTATACCTGCATAAGTTGGATTAGGTTGGAATGGTTGTTGTGGTGACCCAGGAACTAATCCTGCAACGCCTCCAAAAATATTAGCGGCTTGTTGAATTCTATTCATTGGAAGTTCCATTGCATTAACGTTGGCTTGAGCCAATTGATTTTGTAGTTGTTGAGCATAAGTATTTTCTGCTCCACCCATGACTCCAAATTGTTGACCTAGACCTTGTTGTAATCCTGGAACTAATTGAGCCATGCCTGTTAAATTTTGTAGACCTTGTTGAGCCAGGGTCTGTGCTTGACCAAATCCTTGTTGTTCAAGACCTGCATAAAGCATACCCCGATTCATATCTGATGCCGCATCATATTCAGCTTCTGCAATTCCATGCCGAGCTCCTCCAAAAGCTCCTGCATCTGAGGCTGTTTTTCCCAAGCCTAATCTTGATATTTTGGCTTGTTTATCGAATTCTGCCATGGTCTTGTTAATAACATCTGTTTGATAGGGTGACATATAAGCTGAGTAGCCTGACGGCTCCAGTAAACTTTTGTCTTCAATACTTTGTAAGAAAGGTTGGAAAGAAGCAACGCCTGTTCCTCCAGTAAATCCGCTAACTTGTCCGGTAGCATCTCTTTGAATGGATCCAAGTCCACCCATATCAGCAGTCAACTGCTGCTGTGCTTGAGTAAAGGCTCCGGGTCCTGCAATCTTTGCAGTCATCGCTCCTACGTCGATAGGTTTTCCTAGTTGTTGAGTTGCTAAACTAGCAAGACCTTGACCGTAAGGTTGAACCCATTGTTGTTGTGAAGGTACTACTGCCATTATACTTGTCCTTGTGATTGCTCAGAGATTTCTCCTCCGGCTTCTAAATTTTTCATAACGTTGTACATTCGTTGTGCACCTTTGTCGATGTCCCCACCACCTGCATTTCTTACAGCATCTGCAGTAAAGACGAATTCGTTTTTACTTAATCTTGCTGGAACGTCATCAGCTTTTTCTCTACGACCGATAGGAACAAAGCCCCCATCTTGTCTATAATCTTTTTCCATACCCCCTAAATTAAGTAAAGGCATAATGCCTCCTTCTTTAGCTCCGATTCTTCCGCCTTGAGCTTTATTTAAATTTATAATTTCTTCTAATGCACCAGATTGTTCTAGTCCACTTTGTGCCTCCTGAATTTGCTGTATAATCATGTTAATTTGATCTGCTGTAACACCCGTTAAAGTAGAAATAGTATCAGTATCCATATTTTTGTTTAACATATCCTTTATCATTGCATCTTGTTCTTTACTTATAACTGGTCCAGCTATGTTGTAACCAATCCGTGGATCCATTGCGCCAATCCCTCCGAGGTTGTAACCAATCCTTCCGCCTTTAGCTTTATCCATAACTTCATAGTTATCTTCTGATATTCCTGATAAGACAAGAGCTTCAGCAAGGTCTCTGCTTAATCCTCTGGCCATTAATTCTTTTATTTTTGCTTCATAGTTACCACCAGCATCAAAACCTATTCTTCCACCTTCAGCGACCGCTGTGGTTTTCATAGCGGGAAGAGTAACATCTGTATAAGATGCAACGTCTGTTATACTGTCAGGGACATTCGTAACGGCTGGTCCCCCTGCAACATTAACTGCAAATTCTTTTTCTGCGGCAGCCAGTTGTTGGTTAAGTTTATTAAACTGTTCCATTTCATGTGCGTTTAATCCTTCTTGATCTTTCTTAGCTTTTAAGCCTGTCCATACGGACAAAGCATCTGTACCTAAATTTTTAAGTCCCTCGTCTCCACCATAACGACTATCGATTAAATCTGCACCCCACTCAATTACATCACTTCCTTTGTCTACTACCCAACCAACAGCATCAGTAAACCAGTTGTAAGAAGGCACTCCAGATAATGTTTCAATTCCAGATCCTCCATGAGCTTTTAATAGTCTGGCTTCGCCTGGATTGATATAAGCTAATGATTCACCGTCAGGTGCATGTTTATTAAGCAGTTTAGCTGCTTGTTTCAGGTCTTTAATTCCGTTTGATTTTGCCATAATTTCCTATCTTGCAATGTATATTAAATGAGCAGGGATTGCACCTGAAAATATATTATTACTTTGTTTTCGCAAACAAATCAAGAGTTGGTATCTTTACCATTACATCTCTTTGAATGTCTTCTTCGGGGATATTTAACGCTTTCCATTCCTCCTCGGTACTGTAAACGACCCCGGTTTTCTTATTTTTTATGGTGGTTGTCACTTTCGCCTGAACCACAGGCACATCTTTTCCATTCATTTTAACCATAATCTATTTCCGATCTTGTTCTAAAATACTCACGACGCCCGTAATTTGATTAGCGGCACTGGCTTGAATCTTTAAAATATCTCCTTCTTCCAAGACTAAGAGATTACTGGTGAGTAATTCAAATTGTTGAATAGAACTACTGGTCGCATAACCAAAGGCATAAGTCGCAGAGGCACTTGTATCTGTATAAGAAAGAGTCACATTCACAGCGCTCGCGGTATCATTAAAACCTTGAATGGCTTTGATAATGGCTACCGTTTCATCCGGAACCGTATAGATGGTTGTTAAATTCGTTGTCGTTAAGTTGATAGATTTATTAATATATTTATTTGCCATGTTAACTCATAAATAAACTAAAGGATTCATACTCATCCGTTAGTTGTTGTTGGTAAGTCGTGTTAAGTTTTTGTACAACCGAACTTACATTATCCGCAATGCCTTGTACATTAACAGCATCAAAGTCGGGTCCAATAATCGTTGCTATTACTTCAGAAATTTTTGCCATTATCTTCTGCCCCCTGGATGAATATCTAATCTAAACGTTCCCATCCTCCAACTTTGACCGGTGCTTGTATTGCCTACTTTAATCGCAATCTGTCGAGCACGAGCTCTTGCAAAAAGTTGGGTCGTTGAAGTGGTCGAAGTATAATTAGTGGATACAGCCGTACTATTCGGGAAAGTTTTTGTACTTAAAGTAATCCGTGAGTCCCCAGTTTGGGATCCATAGTCAGGCATAATACGACTAATCCTCATAATAAATTCTCCTTCGCCTTGTTCCCCTTCAGCACTTCCAATATCATAATCTCCAGACTCAACATAGCCTGCAATCGCATTCGTGGTTCCATCAGTAAAGACTTCATCGGTTCCTTTTTCTTGTTCCCAATAATAACTCGCACCATTTGAAATACCTACAACAGTAGGAAAAGTCGGAGCGACAGCATTTTTATATTCGGTTGCAAACGGTTTCGTATAAACGCCTTCAATCGTCCATGTTGAACGAGCTAAAGATGACGTATACCAAATCGGATTACCGGATGAAGATTCCATATAATTATAAGTCACCGATCGATCCACATAGTCGGATCCTGAACTTGGATAGAACCAAGTAATTTCTCCAAAGAGAGCGTTAACAGCCACATGGATTTGTTGATTTGCATTAGCATTAATATCTTCAAAGACATAGTCTTCAACTAAACAAGGCATCGTGTGAACTCGGCCTCCATCAAACTTATAAAATCCAGTAGGTCCCATCCAATAGGCTATACCATCGACTTCAGCGGCGGAGTGTTGACTTGACATCCCACAGTTAGTTCCGACTTGAGTAAAACCAAAGGTTAACGTAGGTCCGATATACTTCATCGTATACATGGCTGTGTCCGACCAAATATAAACAGCGTTCTTTCCTACAATAGCGCCAATCAATTTAGAGCCATCACTTAATCTTTGAGCACCAGCGGTATTCTGTACGCTTGGTGTCCATACGGTTTGTGATTCTTGATTCGACCATCTTACAAACATATCATCTTGAGTGGCTGCAGTTTGCAATGTGGTTTCTGTTCCAATACAAATTAAATGTCGATCGGGAACGGATACGACCATGTCTCTTGAAGCCGTTGGAACTTCTGTTCCTGATACTACGACCGCTCTTACATTTAGATTAGGAACCGAAGGCTCCCATTTAAATATTTTTTTATTATGAACTAAAGCTAATAGATCTTCACCATAGTTTAAAAGTCTCCATTGACCGGGTTCAATAACAATATTAGAACTAGTACTTGCGCTACCCCAACCGACAAAGTCTGTGGCATCACGAGTTATAGTTCCATTCGCATGTTCGACATCACTAGTTCCTCCTGCTCCTCGAGTAAATCCAGAAAGGGTATTCGTTCCTGTGTTGTTGGTTGTATAAGTAATTAATTCATTCTCAATTAAAATCGTTCCACCGCCTGCAGCTGTTGTTGGAAACGCAGAGGTACTTGTAAAAGTACAAGAGCTTGCTCCTGCAGCTAAGACACCTCCATTATTAATAGTCGTTGATGTAACGGGAGTTGTATATCCTCCGAAAGTATTGGTACCCCAACCATAGCCATAACCTTGACTAATGGGTCCAATGACATAATAAAAATCTATTGTTGTGGATCCTCCGGTAGCACTTCCCGAAGCATTACTACCCATTTCAATTTCCATGGTTGTAGCGCTCGGTACATTTTTTACTTCAAATAAAATATCTTCAAAATCAGCATCAGTAAATCCTGTTCCTCCAGGAACGGTAACAGCATCTAATAAAATAATATCTCCCACATCCGCACCATGAGCGGTTCCTGTTGTAAGAGTAACAGTTGCATCCCCATTCACCATAGTGAAAGTACAACTGGTTTGTTGTCTGCCTGTATCTAAAGGAGTGATGTCATAGACTGCACCTTCATAATAAATGTATAAACATTTATTAGTTCCAATCGCAGCATATTTATTACCTGCTAAATCTACCCAGGTATGTTGATCACGACCGGCTCCGATAAGTTTATCGGCTACCAGTTGTTGCCATCCTCCGATTTTTTCAGGAAAGCCATATCTAAATCGAGAGTAATCGGCGTTAACCCACTTACCTTCTGCTCCTGTATCTGAGGACTGCTTATCTAATCCAGGTTTTAATCTGATCTTATGTAGCATAGAAAAATCCGTTTAGAACAAATTATACTATATTTTTGAAGAGATCAACCTAGTTTAGGTATACCGAGAATAGGTCTTTTATCATATAAATTGGTCTTTGCATATGGACCATCAGCATGATTATAATGTAGAAAGACTTGGCCGCAGAGTTTACCTTGGAAAGGTTCTCTCCAATGCTCTAATTCACAACCTGAATATATAATCATATCTCCTGGGCCTAATGTATAGGGAATACCTTTAGGAGCTCCAGGTTTATGGACACCTTTATATTCATCAATAACATTATCACTTCTAGTAGGGTCTATGAAGATAGGCCATGGGTCTCCCCCTAAATTAAGGGTGGTAGATATTTCACAGCTAGGTCTATCTTTGTGTCTGTTTAAAATATTACCGGTTCTGTATAATCTACAATAAGCATAAGTGGGAATTAATTTTAAACCTGTTTTCTTTTCCATTACAGGAATAGTCTTAATAAGTAATGTTTCCATTAAACGATCTGCATACTTTGCATAAGAATTGGGGACTTGTGGGTCTTTAAAATTACCCACTAAAAAATTTTTTTCATGAGTATTACCTGTTTTTAATAGCCACTGATCGGCTTCGGCTGAGATTTGTAAATAACGATAAGCTATATCACACACTTCTTTGGACACAGCTCCTTTAATAAGTTGATATTTATCTTTGTTAAATGTAGGCATCGACTACTTTCTGATATTCGGGAGGCATAATCAGATCAATGCGTCCTTCCTTATCTCGTCTTATTTGTAAGTGATCTTTTAATTTAAATAAAGATCTAATCTCGTCATCCGTTTTTAATTCTCTTCCTTCTAAATCAAATGTTTCTGGAGTCCAAATATTAACAATGATAGGAATTTCTTTAATCCCTAGTTCTTTAGCAACAGCCATTCTATTATTGCCCACTATTATTTTAATCTTAGGTCCATAATCGTGTCCATACTCAGCATACACGGGTTCTAAAATTCCGTGTTTTTTAATGGAAGCTGTTAATTTATTTTTAAATTCTTTTTCTTCCTTATGAAACTCGGGTCTATCTAGGTAATGAATTTGATCAATAGGTAGATTTGTGTAAATTAGTTTAGTTTTCATTATTAAGAATTCTCATCTTACTTTCAATAATTGTTTACAATTAGGGACATTGTCCACTATATTAATTTTTTTATTCATTGCCCGGGCAAGCGCAAGTAATGAATAATAAACGTACTTGCTTTGTTTGGCCCAGTCAAAACTTTCGCAAACCAGTATCCTGCTATATTTAATATCTGATATATCTTTAAGTTGAAAATAACGTTTAAAAATAGGAAGTTGTCTTACTTTAGCAAGGTTAGCTTCTATAAATTCGATAAATCCTGAGTGATAATTCGAGACCCAAATATACCCTTTAATTTTCTTATAACGAATAAGGGCTAAAACCCATGAGGCTTCATCCATGATTCCTTTATCCATATCCTTGTATTGTTTATCGTTGTAACCTGTGTCGTGATGTTCATCAATATTAACTAAAATAGTATTAGGGGAAACAAAAGGATAATGAAAGTGATGTTCTTCGGAGAAATAAACTTCTTTAACATCCTTAACCTTATCTATAAAGTAGGAGAGAAGTTCTTGATGCTGGGAGGGAGATCTTACCCAGTCACAATCAATACTTAAAATGTAATCATCTCGCATTAGTGATGGAGACACCTTTCGTTTTTTAAACTTTGCTATCATTAGGAGTTTGAATAAAATTAAAAGATACAGATACTCTTAAACTTTTATCTCCTTTAGCTTTAGTATTATTGTCTACTACACCATGAGGAACCCATGATGGAAACATAATACATCTTCCTTCTACCGGTGGAATATTTGTCACTCTCCATAGAGAGCTAGGAAGATTAGGTACCCTTCTAGGTAATTGAATATTGGCTCCTGGTCTGGGATCTTCTAACCATAAACACCCTGAGTCTTTAGGAACTTGAACATAATAAACTCCTGAAAAATCTGAATTAGGATGTATGTGATATTTATTATAAGCGTGAGGTGGATTAATATTAGCCCACATATTACCTAACCCTATGTTAGGTTCCATTCCATAATCTTTAAAAATTTCGTGCATCATAACAAAAAGATGATCACATAAAGGTTTATATTCTGGTTTATGATTCATGTCTGTAGGACTATGCCATCCTCCCCCTGAATTAGTTTTATCTAAACTGGGTTCTCTTTGAGCCCAGGCTTTAATAAGCTTAAAAAGTTGTTTATTTAAATGCTTGGAATCTGGAAAATCTTTAAAGTAAATAGGTGTGGGCCACATTAAGTCCCTTTTTAATTTGAATTGATTCATCGTAGCGGGGGACCTCCAAACCACATCACTAAAGAATGTCTTACCCCTTTTTTAACAGGGGCTACTCGGTGTCTTAAAAAGGAAGCAAAGAAAATAGCTTGTCCTCGTTTTAAATCATTAATTTTTTTCCCTTTATCCATAAATTCTAATTCTCCTCCTTTAAAGTCGGAAGGATCAGAAAGTAAAAGAGTCATAGATATTTTTCTAACCGTAGGCTGATGCTCAAAATTAGTATCAGAATCCATATGCCAATCATAAAACCCTCCTTTAGGATATTCGGTAAATTGTGCAAGTTCTGTTACTCCCATACCCTCAAAACCAAAATGATTACCATTCACTTTTAACATTTGGTCTTCTATTTGTTTGTACATTTCTGGCATCTCTTTAAAAGGAATCCAACTAATAGTAGTAACTCGTTTTTTTGTATCCGCTTTACCACCGTGGATTCCAGCGCCCACTAGAGCCTTTCGTGGTTTTAACGAACGCCCTTTTTCAATAACCATTTGACATTGTTTAGGAGTAAACATAGGCTCATTAGTCATTGCGATATATGATTTCCATTGAGGTTCAAAAATTATCGGCATTACTTTCCCATCTCACCAGCGGTTCTAGAAGCCACAGGATCATAATCTACATCCACATTACAAACTAATGTTCTTCTTTTTTCTTTTGTAGAATTAAATGGATAAACGCAATGTCTCACGTCATAGGGAAACACATAAAAATCTCCAAGTTTAACATTCGGTGAATAATCTGTTTTAGCAAATTGACCAGCAGCTGCTCCTGAAATTTGAAGTCTCCCATTCATGGGTTTTGATTCTGCTGAATATTCCACACCATAATCAGATGGAAGTTTCATAATCATAACGGAAGAGAGACCGGTAAATAATTTACCTTGATGAATATGGATAGGATTATATTCTCCTGCTCTCATTTCATTAACCCAAATAGAATTTATATTCGTCGTATAACCATAAATTTTATTCCAATCTAAATAATGTTTAAATACAGAATAAAACCACTGCAATAAATCAGTTGGTAAAAAATTATGTTGATGCATCTTGTCATTGTTGGGCCCTGCATAATGAAGTGAAACTTCATCTTTAATTTTACCCACAAGTTGTTTGTTAGCTTTAGGTAATTCTTTTTTTCTTTTTTCGTAAATTTCTGTGAGACCAGCAAACACGTCTACCGGTGTTTTGTATTTTAAGACTGTTTGACCAAAGTATACAAAGTCAAAATTCATACTCTACTTTCTTTTGAGTTGCTTGGGTTTTTTGCTATCCAGTGATAATGTTTTTTCTGCTATATTTTTTTCTAAAGATTCTAGTTGTCCTAGTACATTAAACACTTCTGGTTGGGAAGTACCCGGTGTAATAGTTTTTTGTTGTTCTCGTAATCTTAATAAATATGAATTGGCTTGATGCGTATTTACATCTCTATCATCAAAAGAATTATCATGAAATTCTTTTTTAAGTTTAGACCAAGTAGCAACTTCTCTCATTCTATGTTTAGCTACCAATTCCATTTGAGCTTTCCCATAGAGTTTTTCTTCTAACTCTACTTGTTTCATTTTTTTATCTAAAGGGTCTTTTTCTTTCTTGATATCTCTTTTTAATTTTTCTATTTCAATATCATTTTTTCTAGAGTCAAAAGATAGATGAACTAAATTTTCAAAGTGTGTATTCTGTTCTCTAACCGACTGCCAATATTTAGCAGCTCTAGTTGGATATTTATTATCGGATAACACCGAAAATCTCATTTCAGTTTCTGTTCTGAACATCTGTTTCTTCATCCAAGTATCTTGAAGTTCAGGTATAAGTTTTTTGAACTGAACGACATCTTGTTTATCCAAGATTTTAGTTAAGTACTTCGACTCAGTTTCTAGCTTTGCAACAATATTACGTTTTTCTTTATTCATTCTGTTCTCCTTTTACATCTTTTTAAATATAAACACAAGAGATAATCTCTTGATCTATATCAATTTTATGAAGTAGTTACTGTTGCTACCGCTAAAGCGGCTGTCCATTCTTCGGACTGACTTTCTGCTGGTGGGCCTCCACCCGCTGCAAGAGTGTTTGCAGCTGAATTTTTAGGTGCTGATGGTCTTGCAGCATTAGCCAAATCAGCAACTTCTGTCCAGCTTGTTCCATCAAAAATTTCTGTATTAGCTAAATCAAATGGGGGGCCTCCACCAAAAGTTAATGCGCTTGTTTGAGTACCTGAACCAGCATTGAAAAACCTAGCAGTGTTCATATCATTGACTTCTGTCCAACTTGTTCCGTCCCATTTTTCTGTTTTTCCTGTGGCTGGTTCTCCACCAAAAACTAATCCTGCTGCTTGTGTTCCTGCTCCACCTCCACTTATTCTAGCTGTATTTAAATTATTAACTTCTGTCCAAGCAGATCCGTTCCAGCTTTCAGTATCTGCTGTAGCAGTTGTGGTATAACCACCTGCATATAAAGTAGCAGGGGCAGCTAAACCAACACCCATACCTTGTCGTCTTGCAGTATTTATATCTGTTGTTTCTGTCCATGCAGAACCATTCCAAGACTCTACGTTTGCAATATTTGTATCAAGACCTGCAATCTCTAATGCATTTGTTAAAGTTCCAGTTCCAGCAGCTTTATCTCTTGCTGTATTTAAATCAGCGTCTTCTGTAAAAGCAGTTCCATTATAAGATTCATTTAAAACTGAAGTTGAGGCTGTAGATGTTCCACCACCAAATATTCTTGCAGATGACTGACCTGATCCCGATCCTGCTGCATAAAATCTTCCCGTATTCATTGTTCCACCAGAAGCCCATGCTCCTGTAGGTATAGAACCTTCATAACCTTTTAAAGCCCCAGTAGTTGAATTATACCAGAGATCTCCTTCGACTAAAATTGCAGCTGTAATAGCTGGAAAAGACCATTCTTCTGTTGCAGTTGTTGCACTAGGAGTCTTTCCTGATGCACCTAATGCAGATGTATTACCTGCTCCCGCAGCACCCATTTCTGATCGTGCTGTACTTAAATTATTGACTTCTGTCCAAGATGTTCCATCGTAAGATTCTGTATTAGTTGTAAGAGATGGATTACCTCCTCCAAAACTTAAAGCCGAAGTCTGAGTACCACATACTCCATTAAAATTAACTGCGGTGTTTAAATTAGCTCCTTCAGTCCAATTTGTGCCATCCCAATATTCAACATTAACTGTTCTCCAAGGAGAAGAAGGAATTTCACCACCAGCACCTAAAGCTGCAGTTTGAGTTCCAGTACCAAACACTACTTTTGGAGTGTTTAAATCATTGACTTCTGTCCAAGAAGTCCCATTCCATTTTTCAGTTACTGCTTGATAAGGAGGTCCTCCACCATAGCCTAAAGCAGCTGTGCTTGTTCCAGCTCTTCCAATTCTCATTCTTGCAGTGTTTAATTCATTTACCTCTGTCCATGTACTTCCATTCCAAGTTTCAGTATTATCCATATTGGGAGTTCCAGGACTTTGACCGCCGGCATCGACAGCTGCTGTAGTTGTTCCAGACAGTCCACTGTTAGCCCTTCCAGTGTTTAAATTATTGACTTCTGTCCATGTGGATCCATTATAAGTCTCCACATCAGCCGTAGATGTATTACCTCCAGCTAAAATAGCTGCAGTTTGAGTTCCGTCTGCACCTTGGCACACATCGTTTCTTGCGGTATTTAAAGCTCCACCGCTAGCCCAAGATCCTTCATTTGCAACAGGGTCAGAATCTAATGATTGAACTGTAAATCCTTTTATGTCTCTATAATTTGCCATATTAACTTACCGTAATTGTATAATTTGCTAAGCTCACTGCCCATTCTTCAGTAGCTGCTCCACCCGGAGCAGTTCCACCAAAAACTATTCCTGCAGAAGTGCCAGTTCCTGATGACATGTTACCACCACAATTTCTACCTATTGAAAGATCTCCTACTTCGGTCCAACTTGAGCCATCAAAATATTCTGTAACTGCAACATTTGAACTTCCGTCATAACCAGCCGCAACTACTTGTGCAGTTTTAGTTCCAAATCGAAAACCGCCTTGTCTTCCTGTATTTAAATCTGCTACCTCTGTCCAACTTGTGCCATCATACTGTTCACAAACTGCCTGTGAACTATCGCTAGGATTTTGACCGCCGGAACATATAGCTGCGGTAGGACTACCTGATGCCATAGCAGCAGATCTTCCTGTATTTAAATCTCCAACTTCAGTCCAATTTGTTCCATTAAAGTTTTCTGTTATTCCTGAATTTGGTGCATTACCTATAGCTAAACCTGCTGTTTGTAATCCACATCCTGCTACATAAAGTCTAGTTGTATTTAAATCGTTCACTTCTGTCCAAGATGTACCATTCCAACTTTCATTTGCGTCAGTAGCACTAGGTGTTCCTCCTCCAAAACCATTTGCTGCACCTTGAAGTCCAAAACCACCTAAATTATTTCGCCCCGTATTCATATCATTTACTTCAGTCCATGCTGATCCATTATAAGATTCTGTAACTGTTGATCTTGATGGTCTATCTCCAGCAAAAACTAAAGTTGCTGTAGGTGTTCCATTACTTGCTCCTCCAGCATTTGTTCCTGGAGCATTTAAATTTCCACCAGAAGCCCATGTGCCTCCTGGTACTTTTACTTGTGAAACTTTAAAAGCGTTTGTTGATGAAGAGTTAAAGTAAACTTGTCCTTCATTTATTTTTGTAAGTGATGAAGCCGTTGACCATTCTTCTGATGATTCTTTTGCAGGAGTTCCAGGAGTTCCGCCGGCATAAATTGACGAAGGTTGAGTTCCTCCCCCTGCTCCATAATATTTTGCTATTGATAAATCACCAGCCTCTGTCCAGCTTGTTCCATCAAAAATTTCTGTTTTTGTAGTAGAGGGTGGTTCACTTCCACCAAAAACTAAACCAGCGGTTTGAGTTCCTCCTCCTGATAGATATTGTCTAGCTGTGTTCAAATCTCCAACCTCTGTCCAATTTGTTCCATCAAAAGATTCAACAATAGCTCGGTAGGGATTTCCTCCTGAACCTATTCCTGCTGTACTCGTTCCAAATGTTCCTTGACCACTTCTGGCTGTATTTTGATTATTTAGTTCTGTCCAAGAACTTCCATTCCATAATTCGCAATTGTTAGAAGGTGCGGCAGAAACGATAAGGGAGGCACTTTCTGAAGCCCCCAAACCTCTTCGGCCTTGAACTCCATTACTTATATTTGTTTCTTCTGACCAATTGGTTCCATCAAAAGTTTCAGTGAAGGAACTATTTCCTCTAGGAGAGGTTGTATAACCTGCTGTCACTAATGCAGATGTAGTTACTCCTGCGCTTGCGCCATCTTGTCTTCGTTGGTCTGTATTATTAACTTCGGTCCATGCAGAGCCATTATAGACTTCGCAATCATAAACTTGAGATCCATCACTACCATCCGGTGTTCCATTAACAACCATCCCGGCAGTTCCAGGTCCTGTTCCAAAAAGTTCCATCCGACCAGTATTTATATTTGGTGCAGAGGCCCAAGTTCCCGTAGCTCCTATAGACGCAGCAGGATCACTACTTAGGCTTTGAACGTTAAAACCTTTTATATCTTTGTAATTTGCCATAAAGGACTCCTACGGCAGATTATATTTAACTGGTCTAGTTTGTCGGTTTTGCTCTTCAGCTGATAATGCATCATAAGCAGCTTGTGCTGTTTCAATTTCACCATCAACAATAGCTTGTGCTTCTGCTTTTGTTTTAGCAGCTCCACTTACTTTGCTAATCCAGCTATCACCATGATGATTGTCGCCTACAACCCATACTTCGCCAGCATGACCTGCAAGGTAAAACTGTCTTCTCTCTTCGTGAGTGAAGAAGTTCTTTCCCCAGTTCGTCGCTGTACAGTATTTATATGCCATAGTTGTTTCCTCCTTTTCTTATTTTATAAATCATTGTTAACTTGTTGTCACTGTTTTAATTTGATAGTCATCGGCAGTCCATTCTTCTGTTACATTTTGTGGAGAAGGTCCTCCTCCCATTGCAATTCCTGCATTAGAAGCTCCAGTTCCTGCCAGTCCATATCGAGATGTCGAAAGATCAGCTACTTCAGTCCATGAAGTTCCATCCCATGATTCCGTGATAACTGCAGCCGGGTAATCTGCTGTAATGATAGCTGCAGTTTGAGTTCCAAACATCGCTCCATAACCATGACTTCCATTTGTATTATTTACTTCTGTCCAAGAAGTTCCATTATAAGTTTGACAATCTCGATAGGGAGCAGATTCTGCTCCTGCATTAAGACCCGCTGTAGTAGTTCCGGTTGAGGAATTTCCAATCACTGCTCCAGGTAGATCATTTCCTTCGGTCCAAGAACTTCCATTAAATGTTTGAGAGTTAGCAGTAGCTGTACCGCCACTACTATCTCCACCTATCATCATGGCAGCAGTATTCGTTCCCAATGAACCCATCCAAGCCATTCCAGTAACGACATCACCTACTTCAGTCCAATTTGTTCCATCATAAGATTCTACATTAGAAGTTCGGGCATTACTATCTGGACTATAAGGAGTCCCTGACATACATAAAGCTGCCGTTTGTGTTCCTGCTCCTCCTGGTCCAGCTCGACTAGTATTTAAATTATTGACTTCTGTCCAAGACGTTCCATCGTATTTTTCAGTCTCATTTTTTGCTCCAGAATTATATCCTGAAAAAGCCATTGAAGCACTCTGAGGAGCATTTCTAGCTGCAGCTATATAATGACGAGCAGTATTCAAATTGCCACCTGAAGCCCACGTTCCAATCGAAGCGCCTCCATCTTTAACAACTTTAAATTTTTTTCCTGTAGAATCGTAATAAAAATCTCCGACAATTGGATTGTCAGGATCCCCATCTCGGGATTGTATTTTAAAGCCCTGTATACCTTTATAAGTAGCCATGAAGCTTATTTATCCTTCAATACCCACCCTTGAGTTGAATCAGTGAAGACTAATGTAAAAGCGGCACGTTCAACGGAAACCGTTAAATCAGCTGCTACACCATTAATTTTTTCCGAACCATTAGGGGAGACAGTTAGATTATTTGAATCAAATGTTCCTGCATAATCAACACAAGTTACTTCATCTCCTATAGAGCCTGCGGGTAATGCAACCGTGAAAGCTGCACTTGTTGTATTACAAAAATATCCTTGTCCTCCCACTGCTGTAAAACCTGAAGTTTTAACTGCTTGCCAAGATGTTCCTCCTGAGTTATCCACCCATGATAAAACACCACCTGTTGTTGATGTCAGTATTTGATCATTAGAACTAGCAACGGCTGCCGGCATCGTTAATGTATAAGATGTCGTTGTACCTGATGCTTTAAATCCAATGTATGCACTATCGTCTGTATCCGCTAATCGCAATTCTTTCTGAGAATTAATTGTCAATCCAGTTCCAGCGGTCCAGATTAAATCTGCATCTCCGCCAAAAGCGCCTGAATTATTGTATTGAACTTGTGTATTTGATCCACCCGGAGAAGTTGAAGCTCCAAAACCTGTATCAACTATATCTGGATTAGTACCATCATTTGCTGTTGCATAAACAAGTACTGTTGAACCGTTAGAAATTGCAACACTTGAACCAGACCCACTTGTATATTTAAATGTAACAGTTTGTGAACCTGAGGTTGCGTTTTTAAGTATATAAATTTGTTGAACGTCTAAAGGAATAGTAACATTTCTGCCTGCAGATAATGATCCAGTGAATTGAATACATCTGTGAGCAAGAGTTGCTCCAGTTGCACCATCTGATACCGATAAAGCTGTATCAGCTCCATCAGTTACTGCTTGTGTTGTATAACCACCAGAAACCTGTTCAATGATATCCCAGTTAGTATTAGTTAACGTACCCCATGTGCCGGCTTTTTCACCGGTTGCCATTTTTTGTACGCCGAGTGCTGTATATGTTGAAGGCATATTTTAAAATCTCCTAAGCTGCTTCCGTATCTACATCTGTATACGATGTATTTGATCCAGTTGCAACACTAGAATACGATGTATTTGATCCCGTGTCAACATCTTGAAAATGCTGAATCCCTAAAGTTCCCACACTAATTGTTGCTGATTGTCCAGTCACGGACACAGTAACATCAATTACTAAACTAAGAGAACCTACAGCCGTAGTAGCTGAAACTCCCGTTAATCCCATCACATCAGCCGGACTTAAAGCTCCTACACTAGTTGTAGCGGAGACGCCAGCTGGTTGAACTGTTGGATTAGAGGTAACTACAATATCCCCAAGAGTAGTTGTCGCAGAAACTCCAGTTAAAGATGCAGTAACATCTGTTACAGCCGTAGGAGAGCCTACAGAACTTGTCGCTGAGACTCCTGTTAAAGGAACTCCAATTTCTATATTTAATGATCCAGTGGCAGAAGTTGCTGAAACTCCAGTTAAAGCGAATGTGACATCTGAAACCGGTGTAACGGTTCCTAAAGCAGAAGTTGCTGAAACTCCTGTGAGTCCCATAACATCGGCTGGTGTAATTGCTCCTACACTTGTAGTTGCTGAAACTCCACTTGGTATTCTATAGACTGCTTCGTCAACCGATCCCCAGCCATTGTATCCCCATTGAAGAGTACCCCAACCAGGTTGAACATAAGCGTCAACGCTTCCTACTGTAGTTGTTGCTGATACACCTGTAAGAGTAACGGTTTGATCGTTAAGTTCTCCCCAAGCACCATCATTCCAAGATTTAGCTCCCCATCCTGTTGCGTAAACGTTAGTGTCGCCCCAGTCAGATTGACCCCAGGTTAATCTTCCCCATCCTGTAGCCATAAGGATTGCCTCCTTATGCTATTCGTATGATTGCTGTTGATGCGGCTGCTGCTGGAAATTCTACAGTGAATGTTCCACTAGTAACGGTTTTATCTCCACCAAAGTCAATGGCACAGACAGAAGCGTCACTCGAGTGCGAATCATTAAAAATTAAACAACCTCTTGCAGTGAAAGAAGCTGAGGTCCAACTAACATTAGCAAAATCACAAACTGCTGTGTCACTATCCAGAGTAGGAGTTACACTTGTAAGTGCTTTTCCTTTTGCTGTGTAGCCACCAGTAGACGCTAGTTCTTCCGAAGTTGTATAAGCAGTTGTTGATTTATTTAAAGTCGCATCACTATCATACAGTGCTAAGTTAAAAGTGTTACCACTTGATGCAGTAAAATTATGTTCAGCCTCTAAAATTTCTTGTTTGAAACTGTTACAAACTGCTGATGTTATAGCCATAGTTTTTATTCCTTTTAAGGAGAAGGAGAATCGATTTTTATACGAATTGTTCCATCATCGTAGTCATCTCTTCGTCTTCTACCTACTTGTTCAATAGCGAACTTCTCTACCTCTTTATTATATCGTTGTTCGTAATATGTCAACATGTCTTGAGGGCCTTTTAAGTACCCAAAAGCCTCTACCAAAGAGGCATAAAGCAGGCCATTCGCAAAATTCCTGCTAATATACGTTCCACTTGTATTCGTAACTAAACTCGTAGGTAAAGCTACATAATTCACTTGAAAAGTATAAGTTTTATCTGGACAAGGCGCAAACATAATAGTTCCAGAAGTAGTATCGGTTATTCCAGTAGCCCCACCAAACATAGCATAATATTTAGGAATATCTCTGCCTGTGGCTACGGTCGTACCTGCGCTGCCATAATTATTATATTCATTAAGAAAGGTGACATCTCTTTTTTCTAAATATTTTAAAGTATTGGGAGAAGTATCATCTTCGGTAACCTGAACTGATCGTACGGCTAAACATCCTGCAGGAGCATTAATATACTCTTGACCAATTACTAAAGAGCCTGTTTGAGATTTTCTATCCGCATCAATATTAACATCTCTTAAAATTCGAGTCTCTGCATTTTGTATAAATCTGCTTAGAACAGCACCAGTGAATATAGTTGAATCTACTTCAGTATAATCTCTAAGATCAGATTCTAATTGTGAGAGTGTATATGTAGCCATTAGCTTTGCGGTCCTATCGCTTTTAGTGTAACGGGTCCAGAAGAAACAGTATCTCCTCCGAACCTTACACCGCCCACTGTAGCAGTGTCTGTGTTAACGGTAAAGTGATAATAATTAGCCGGAGTTTGTAAGAGTTGAACAGTTGCTCCGGTGTTATGGGTTGCAGCTGTAGAACCAAACGCTCCTCTAGTAATTCCGGTTAAATTATTTCCACTGGTTCCAGTGTAACTTAAAATTTCTGTACCTATTAAAACTCCCCATGTCGGTGTGCCTACAGGATTAGTTGAAGTTGGTTCATATTGTCCTGTCGCAACTCCTGTAAATTGTGTTGCACTTGCTAGAAGAACAGTTGTCGTACTAGCATCGATTCCTCCATTAAGTGTAGAAGTATTAGCATAAAGTTTTCCAGGTTTAATTGTATAGCCAGCAGCTAAACACATTTTAGCTCCTGTAATTCCATCGGCTTTTGGTATGTTAGCAAAACCAGGAACAGAACTACCAGAACCTTCAACAGGTCCATCCAGTCCAATCGTATCAGCTGTTCCGGTTCCAGGTGAAGTTGTTGGGGCTCCTCTGAATCTTACTGTATCTCCATAACTTCTTTGATGATCTAATTGATGAACATTTATAATTCCTGAACCTGCAGCATAAGTTTGAAAAGGATTATATCCTAACCAACGTAATGCATCTGGTGGTGCTTGTTGCACTCTAACTTTAGGAAGCGCTGTTGCATCCGCCTGATGAGGGTAAGGATTTAATTGAGGTTGTTTTGATTCAAACTCAGAGTAATGAACGAATAAACCATTCCATTGCGTAACCATTTCATTCCAGGGAAATGATTGTCCACTAATATCTGAAACTGCTAATGCGTATTTTCCTTGTGCGTATTTTGCCATAACTAAATATTAGGATAATAAGTCTTCGGTGTAATATAACTACTTGCCGAAGAACCATCCGATGCCTCCGCTCTGACTAGTTCATCTTCATATAATAATTTTAATTGTTGTGTTCTGTCTGCTGCATATTTTAAACTTAAATAATATGCTAACCCGGCACACATTGCAGGAATATAATTATAAGGTACATCTGCTGCATTAAAATAATCTCCTGCATCTTGAATTCTTTTTAAATACCAAAAGTGAATATAGTTCCCTGCTTGAGTAGAACTTGGTGTAATATATAAAGTGATTGTAACTTTATCGATAAATCTTTGAACCCAATATTCTGAAGGTTGTCCCTGTGCTAATCTATTGGTATTAGCCGCATAACTAGCTCTATCTATTTTTGTTAAAGGAGTATCTGCTTGTGAAGTCGTTCCTCTGCTGGTTCTATAAGACATTTGAAGAATGTCTTCCGCTCCATAAATACTTTCTGCAGCCCCCGCATTTGTTACACCTGCATCACTCGTGCCATCAGCACTAGATCGATACAAAGTATAAGTAGCTTGAGCAGCCACTAATGTTACATTCGTTTCTGCTACTTCCCAAAAATGTAATCCTCGGTTAGACCATTCTTGAAAAAGAATGTTTAACGATCGTCTTGCTGTTTTTAACTGGTAACCAGCAACTCCTCGTATACCACATCTCTCGTAAGCTTCTTCAATGATTTCATCAATTGAAAAATTCTTACCGAACGTTGCTGTTCCGGAAGTAGTATTCGCCATGCGTTACTCCTTCCTTATGTGAATGTTCCTGTAACTACTAAAAAATCACAACTTGATAACACTGCATACATTCCAGTACCACAATAAATTCCTTGGCCCGGTACATAGAAGTGAGTCCACTCACCATCTGCAGTCCCAAATTTTAATTCAGCCACTAATTTACTTGCTGTTGTAGCTCCTACAGTATCATAAATTTTTACACTTGCATTTGCTGCACTAGCTTGTGCACTAATAGCCATGATTCTGGCTTTAGTAATATTAGTTGCTGTTGTTTTCACATATTTTTGTAGCTGTGCTGTAGCCGCTACCGCAATGGTTTGTTTTACGTCTGTTTGCATTTATTCTCCTAATTCTGTGAGCTCCCGAAGGAGCTCACAATTATGAATCTTACGATTCCTTAGCCCAAACACCTTGAGCTTCAACTACTGTCCAATGAGCAGTCGAATTTAAAGCGGCTATTTTTACATAGTCCCCAACTTTTGATGTAGCTAGAGTATTAATAAGATCTTTGTTATCTACTAATCCTCCCACGTACAAAATTCCGTCAGATGAATTAGGACTAATAGTCAAATTGTTTTGACCATCAGCTCCTGTATTTATAAATGTAAATACATTCCCAACAGCTATTCCTGGTAGTGTAAACACTACATCCTTAGTGTTTGATAAAAAGGTTTTTCCAGAATCAGTTGAAATAACGACAGTGTAATTTGAATCCTTCTGTTCGATATTATATCCAGATAAACCTGCTTCGTTTTTCTTCCCTTGTAAAATAGGGCCTCTAAACAATGTTGATGCCATAATTATATCCTCCTAGTTTGTGTGAATGCTGTCTCTAGGCCGTCGAGTATACTCGTCAGCATTCTAATAATTGTATACTAATATTTTTATAGCGCACTTTTGAATAGAGTGCAAGCGATACTGTAACGTGGAGAGAATTTCCAGAATGTAGCGTTTTATTTAAGTGGCTACTGACACTTCAGGCCTTGAAGCAGATATCTTAATTTTAAGATCTTCTAAACGAGCTTCTTCTAATTTGATCTGAGTAATGATCTCTTTAATCGCATGATCAATTCTCGTCATTTCAAGAGTATATCTACCCTCTTTAAGATGCTCCTGCTCCCAACTTAACTCCAAGGACTTCTTTTGTTTGTATAGGTCCTCGATCATGATTAACCTCCTCATAGGTAATCCATTTACCAGTCTTACTAGTAAATCCATCAGACTCGAACTTTACCTCATTTTTTCCCAGCTTGTCAAGGATAGAGTTCTCGATATCTTGAGGTGTATCATTACACCAAACATTAAAGTCAGCATAATAGCCACAGTATCTGATTTGAATTCTAAAGTTTTTCATGAGTAATTTCGATCTTTATAGTCGAAATGAGGCGATTTTGAGGCCGCCTCATTTCTAATTTAGTGACGATTAAGCACCTTCTGATGCGAAAATACCTCTAGGGTCAGATACTCCAAATGAGTATCTTTCTCTAGCTTTGTATCTTACGTTACCAGTTGAGAAATCACCTTCCATTTTAGTTTGGATAGGTAATCTGTCGAAGTGTTTCATTCCGTTAGGAACATCAGTAATAA